AACAGGCAATGTTCCTGTAATAGAACTAGCAGCAAGATCTATGGCTAATTCTGTAGATTCAATAACAAGTCCACCGTTGGATTTTAAATCAAGTGAAAGTGTATTACCTGATTTATCTAGGCCATCACCAGCCGTAATTTGACCAGCACCAGAGAACTGAGCAATAGTAAGGTTATTCGTTCCAACAACAGCAGATCCTTTGTTAGAAGTACAAACAAATCCATTGTCAGCGTTTACAGATCCCTGCTCAACAAAAGTAAAAAATCCAGCAGCATCAGCACCAGCAGCTAAATCGGCTGCTCTAGCTGGACTTGCACCTACAACATAAATACCATTTTCTGAAGCAGTAGATTGGTCTTTAACAAGAACACGATCACCTGTTGAAAGAGTAACACCATCTAAAATATCATTATTATTAAGAGCAGTTGATATTGTTATGTTTGCTATAGTAGCTGCAACGCAAGAATCTTTAACATCTAATCCCTGTGCAGTAGCCTCAACAAAAGACTTTGTAGCTGCATCAGAGCTATTTACGGGGTCAGCTAAGTTTGTAATTGTTTGACTGTTTAATGAAACTGAACCTGTTGGTGCAGCCATCTGGTCTAATCTATTTGCTTGTACTCCTGTATCAAAATCACTTATTTTTGTATGAGCTAATGAAGGAATATCAGCAGCTACTAAAGCTCTAAATGTAGGTGCAGCATCACTTCCTGTTGTAGGCCCAGATAAAACAGCATTAGCACTTCTTACTGTATCTTTATCAAAAAAGCTACCAGTTCCAGCTATTGCTTCAATAGTTGTAGCAGATCCTCCAGCTCCTCCCGTTCCAATACCGATAAAGAGTTTTTTACTGCCTTCAGCAAAAGCTAACTCAGCATTTGCAAGGCTTGTTGGTGCTGAAGATCCTGTAGATCTTTTTATGCGTACTGTGTTAGCCATTGTTAAAAGTTTCCTCCATCTACGAGAGTAAGTTTAGTGGTAGTTGCATCTGCTTTAAATGTACCACTTGATTGATGATAATACACTATTGAATTATCAACTGCATTATCTGAATTAATTGTAGACGAGGGTCCTTGAGGTCCTACCGTTGTTATTTCAACAGTGGTAACTTCACTTACTTGACTGACTTCAACCTTATTAGGTGTACTCATTCTGAATAACCCTCATTTATATATAGTGTACCTCGTAAATATTGAAATTTCTGCCCATCTGGTTGAGTTAGTTGTACATCGTATTTTAATTCATGTTTATTGAAAGCTGCTGTTTGTGTATCAGTCAAAGCTATATCTACAACGCCATTAGGTCTATTTGTATAAGTTATAGACCAATCAGCATATTTAGTGTCTCTAAAGCCATCAGATGTAATACTGTAGACCTCTGCGTCAACGGTATAGCCTGTTAAATTTATCGCATCACTATTACCATCTTTAAATGTAAGTGTTAAAGGAAAATCGTTACGTCTTGCAACGTCAAAATCTTTAACAGCAGCAATAATCGCCATTAACTACCCTCCAATGCAGCAACTTTAGTTTCTAATGTTTCTATCTTAACAATTGCTTCTTGAAGTGCAGCAGTTAATAATGGAACTAATTTTGATTGATCTATTTGTTGATAAATAGGTTTCCCCTCACTATCAACTCCATCTTTTACCCCTGTTATAGCTTCGGGAACTGCCGTTACTTCATGTGCTAAAAATCCATCAACTGTTTTTGATGTATTAGCTTTGAAATTAAATCTACATGGCTTTAATGTTTTTAACCTAGTGATGCCATCAGTCAAATCAACAATATTTTCTTTTAATCTGTAATCAGAACCATTATTATAAGATGTCACACTTCCGTCTGTAGTTATCGTGCCTACACCACCATTATTATAGTGAAATTCAATTAGTCTTCCTACACCACCAGGGTCAGGTAAACCAGCAGCAGCAAGTCTATTAATATGTAAGACCGTACCCCAAATAGTGCCACTTTTTACTAAACTAAGACCCTCAAATATAGTATCTCTAGAGAAAAACGAAGCACCAGCCGTAGTAAGATAGCTACCTGCTGTTCTACCATGGGAAACTAATGAACCTCTAGTATCAAGGGCAGTTGTTCCAGTTGTATCATTATTATCTCCGCTTATATGCCATCTTTCGGTACTGTCTGTTTTAAATCTTATTTCACCTTTGTCATCAGTATCAAGAACAAGATCACCTGCACCTTTATGTAAAATTTCTGAATTACCACTGGCTGATTGTTTTCTTGTTATTGTTAGACCGCCAGTAGTGTGGGTTGTATCAGCAATAAGATTAATTGCAGAGTCATTTGAGTTTCCAACTGTTTTTATATCAAAATCTGCATCACCTGAAGCTGGGGCAACTTCAAGTTTGCCTTTTATTTCCGTTCCAGTTGTTTTAAATAATGCTGTATTAACTGAGTTATTAGATACGCCTATTTGGTTAGATGCACTTCTATAAAAACCAGTGCTAGTTGAGTTTGTAAAAGTATAACTTGGATCTGAAACAGACCCATCAGGTCCAAAAAAATTGCCATTGGTTAAACTTATAAATTCAACTCTATTTGTTGCATCCGACTTGTAAAAAGACATTTTATTTACGCCACCAGCAGTATTTGCATACCACATATAGTTAAGTTTAACTCCAGGCTCAGTTCCGTATCCGTTATTTATTTGTATAGCATTAAAAACATCATTTAAATCGTCTCGGACTTCAGCACCTGTATCATTATCAATAACATAATCCGCTGGTTTACTAGGCATTGTTTTAGTTTTATCTTTTTCCTATTATACTAACCCGAACCATATCCGAAAGCACTATATGTAAATTCTCTTGCGACAAAATCACCTGCTGATCCAAATAATGTAGGATCATTTTTGATACTTACTACAAATCCTGTAGAGGTAACGCTGTCAATTGTATAAAAATCATTGTCTTGCATATTATTTACATTTAACCCAATAACTGGTTTGAAAGCTGTGGTGCTACCACCAACATTTGCTGACCCTGCGAAAAATGGCGTAGCAAAAGTCACTGTAGTTGGTCCGCTACTTGAACTCGTCAAAATACCATTCGTTGCACTTGAATTATCAATACTTCTCTCTGTTCTTGGTTCAACAAATATATTGACTCCTAATTCTGTAATCTTGACATTTTTATAGCCACTATCATTAACAACTTCAATTTTAAAAGATAACGTTCTTGCAGTCATATCTGTTGTTGTGAAAGTTTCAAAACTTGTGCTTGCTGTTGCTGTTTGACTTTTGGCAATTTTAAATGTTACATCTGCACTATCTGTAGGATCACCACCGCCAGTAAAATTGGTTATCGGCCAAGTATTAATTGGATCGGTATAATCATCCCATAAAGTTACTGTGGTGAAACCAGATTTAACTATATGAGGTTCAACAGTAAATCTAATTGCCCCACCAAAGTCTATGTCATTTGCGTCAAAAACATAACTACCAGTTGATGCTATGCCACCTGTAACAAGATCTAAAGTTGCAAACGTTTCTGTAGCCGTTGTTAAATTATTAAAATTAGTCAAAGAGTCAAAATTAGTACCACTCGTAAGAACTAATGCGTTAAGTGTATTATTTTTCACCATGTTCACGGTTCCAGGGTCAGACGTACCAGCAAAAGCTGGATCTTCTCTTATTGCTAGAGCTAATAATCTGTCTGAAGATACAACTCTATTAACAACAACTTGTGTTGCATTTACAGATTCATTTCCATTTACATCAATAAATTTTAAAAGATATTCACCATTTTCATAATCAAATATAGGTATTTCAGTTGAACTTCCATCAACATCTTTAACAAAGGTTGCATTGTCATATAAACCACCACCAGTTGTATTTGGTATAAATCTAACTCTTACTAGGCCACCATTTAAAACATCAAAATCTTCAGATGGATCAAAAGTTAAAATTAAATTTTTACCGCTTTCTACAGCCCTTAGATTTTGTACATCACCAACAGTAGGGTTAATAATACCAAGAGCAGTGAAATTACGTTCAGAGGCATTAACACTCAAAACTCCATTAGCATTGACAGATCTAAGGCTAAATTCGTAAATACCTGCTGGATTATCTAAAATAATAAATTGGTTGTTAGATTGAAAACTTACAAAAGGTCCGTTTCCGCTTTGGCTATAACTAATTTGATATTTTACTGCTCCGTCAACATATCCAAAATCTAAAACAATACGACTTGTTGGCCTACCATTTACTACAATTAATTCTTCTTTAATATCAATTATTGGTGGTGGTTGTAATTCATCTAATAAAGTTGTCGGATCTCTACCAATCCCATTTCCAAGATCAAGTCTGTCAATAAAAGTATATTTAGTATCGTCATAAGCAATCGCTGTTATAGAAAAAGTAAAATTTGAACTTTGTTTTATATTTGAAACTCTAAATTTTCTGTGTTGTATATTTCCAGTTTTTGTTGCCCAAACCGTGCCAGCTTGAGGTAAGGGAACTAACGCTGAAGATAATGTTACTGTACTACCACTTACTGACTGTATTGTTCTTTCTTGTAATCCTCCATCTTTATCAACTATTACAAAATTATCGCCAGTAACGCCGACAGTTGTATTTGTGCTGTCATCTAGTACTAATACTGTTCCGCTTGTGACTGTCTTTACTCTTCCACTTGCTCTAAACCTTTCTTTTAACCTGTCAGCAATTTTTATTATATGAAAAGGTTCTAACATGGCCGCAGCTTCTAGACCACAATCAAAACTAACAATTTCACCTTCAAGTAAGTTTGAAAATAAGATTGACCTTCCTAGTCTTACTGCCTGTTTTCTATCAGTTGTATATAAAGCTTGGATGTTTGATTGGTTTATGCCATATTTTGTTTCAAAATCAGGGTCTAAATCATTACTGCTAACAGAAATTTGATCTAGTTCTTGAATATCATTATTATAATAAGTTACATTTACTTGGGTATATTTTTTATCCTTATCTAATCCAGCATAATTAAATTTGCCATCTACTACATTTGCATTGGTAAATAAATAATCTGTAGTTGTTTCGGCTTTATCTAAAGCAATTTTGATATTACCATTTCTATAGTAAACAGTAGCCCTCATTAAACCTGCTATCTGTTTTATTAAATCTAATGCTTTGCGTCTTTGGTTGATTACACCATTGAATGAATATCTTGGAGTATCTTCACCTGTAATTGGTGTTGAACAATGTTTACTTGCTTCAAAAAAAGATGCTTTATCAATCTTATCTTCATCTATTTGAAGGCCATAATCCTCTGTTAACAGTGCATATAGAATCCAAGCTGGATCACTTGTCCAACGTTTTGTATTATTATTTAAATCTTCAAAACTATAAGGTGTAGGGTAAAGTATTCTACCAGTTACATTGTCTATTGGAACTGTCCCGTCATTCGTGCCAATAGGAACTTTAACTTTTATTCCTCTAATTCTATACATTCTTTGTGGAATGGTTTTAAATTGCTCTGCTGAATAACGTAAACCTATATATGCAGAGTTAGGAAACCTTGCAAATTCTGGATCTGGTGGAACCATACTTTGCAGTCTTGAAAAAGAAAATGTAGTAAATCGTCTTGAGCCTTCTTCATAAACATTCATTCTTTTTGTTTCTCGCCCTGCTACCACATTTGCGAAAGGAGTTCTTCCTAATGAATCATTTGATCTAAATTCAATATCTTTTCTTAAAACTTGAACTTCTAAAGGGAAGTTGGCGGCTATGGCTTCGGGTGTATTTCTATAACTTGATGGTATTGGGATTTGATAATCACGAGCATATGGCCCAACTGAAATTGCAGCTAAAGGTTCTGGATCAAAAGTTATAATTCTTACCCCATCTTTATTAAGGACTCGCATTTGTATATGAACCGCACCAGCTTCAAAACTTTTTATACCATGTTTCGCAAATTCGTTTTTAAACGGACCTTCAGTAACTATTAATCCTTGCGAGCTTCCATCAAAAGGGTGTAACTGTCTTAAACTGTCCCAAGATAACGTTACAAGTATTACAGTGGGCGTGTCATTTACTTCGTTATTTTGACCTGCTGCAACTGATCCAGTAACCTTATTTCCTTCCATATCTCTATTATTTAGAACTGGTCCAGGTGTTAAAGTTTCAGACCTTCTTAAAGATTCTATTCCTCCCATAACCTCTTGATCGTCTTTCCCTGTTCGTATTGCCATAGAGGTATTAACAATTGTTTTTTGACCGGCTGCGTTTCTTATTGGTCTGGCATTTAGAAAAACATCTTGTTCTGCTAGTTCTAAATATTCTTTCTCAGCAGCAGTAAGATTTGCAACATCAGATGGTTTTGGTGAAAAAAGTTCATCTGGAATCGCTACCCCGTTAGCTGAAGGTGTAGCAAAACCTTCGATTTCTGCCCCATCACAAACTAAATCAAGAAAAGTAAAAAACTGTACTGCTCTTATATAATTATCAGGCAAATCTTCGTTAAGATCCATCTGATCTCGTAAAAATCTATAAGCGTTTATTTCTCTAGCCATATTTTTTATGCATTAATATTATTTACTTCCACTGTATCAGCACCAGCACTTATAACCACTGAGCCAACTAAAAATTCACCAAAAACTAAAGGAGCAGCACCACCAGATTTTGTGGTATTTGTAGTTGCGCCACTTATAAATGAATCAATCTCTGGGTCGCTTTGTATCTCATTACTTGATGGTGGAGTTGGGGCAAGTAAATCAGCCAAAAAACTCAAACCTCCAACAACGAGAGCAGACGTAAACGCTGAAGCTACAGTTGCACCACCAACAAAACTGCCCACAAAAGTACTTAAAAAAGGTAGAAAGAAAACATTTCCACTTACAACAGGTATTACTTTTATATCACCTTCACCTTTAATAACTAAATTTTTAAAAGTAATATCCACATCATTCATCATAACGCTATAGCAAGCTTCACTTAAATGTTGCCGACAGTTGGGATAGTTTACTTTTATAAAACTATAAACCTGATCTACATTAGAAACGTTTGCATTAAATTCTTTTACTCCTGATAATTTTCTTAGAGGGCCATATAGTTTGATTTTTCTAATCATTAATCTGCCTCCTCAAAATGCCAGTTGTCATCTTGTATAGAATAAATATACCAATCTGTCATGTACAGCTTACAATTTTTTATATCAGCTTCAGATGGGTCGGCATTGCCTTCTACATGAGAATGAATAATTGCAAGTATGTCAGCACCAGTATCTTCACAGGCTGCATAATCTAAAGGATCTATAGCAAAGGTAACTTCTTCTTCTATATCAGAAGCAATGTTTTTACAGGGATAAAAAAATTCATTACCACCTCTTTCAATTAAAAAACCACAGCCTTCTGCTGGCTTACAATTTAGAAAATGTTTTTTAGCGTCTTCTTTCCAGGTCATACAAAAACAAAAGTACCTGTAGCTGGAAATCTGTCTTTTGTAATTTGTTTTCTCGGTAAAAATAAATCCTCAAAATCAATAGTATTTACTAATTCAAAACTACAAATTTCATTATTTTCAACAATTTTTTTATTAATTTGATAATGATATGGCTCTAATTCTTTACTAGAATCTGGTGAGCCAAATGGATTTATATTATTTGTAAAATTATCGGCATCTAAAAACCGAGCCATGGTTCTTTTTCTTATTACTTCTGCTTTTTGTAAATCATTAAAAGGTGTTATTTGGTTTACTAATTCTAAAATTGTTGAGAAATTACTAATAGCATTTGCAAAAGTTATTGTAGGTCTTGCCATGACTGTATTATCACCAGTTTCAAAACCCTCTATATCGCAAGCAACAGCAGTGTAAGTTTCTCCTTGCCATTTTATGTCGGTACTTATACCATTTGTTCCATTGTGAAATTTATAACTAATAGTAGGGTTTGCATTGGTTTCACTGTAGTGCAATCCAGATACCAGTTTTAATTCAAATAATTCAATAATTGATATATTTTCTAAATTTTGTAATTCCGTTACAGGAATAGTAGTTTCAATAGTCATGGCTGAAATACCTCGTCAAAAGTTGCTGATATAGTAACCCTATTTAAATATGTATTTGTTCTAGAGTATTGATCGCAAACAAATGTTCTCGCTGTACTTGTAGCTGGTGGAGTGAACGTAAAACTTTGACTTAATTTTGCTCTTTCATCAAAAAAAGCTAGGATTTTATCTCCATCAGCAAGGGAAACAATAAAAGTCAAACTATAAGATTTAGGGTTTTGGTTTAGACCAAAAGTGTTTCTTGACTTATAGCCATCGCCAAATTGTACTGTAATAATTTTTGGAGCAGCAGTTTCAGTAGAGTTATAGGTAGGTGTTGTTGCACCTGCGGTAGTACCAAGTGTTGAATCGTCAAATGTAGCCATTATCTTAATAAACCTCCACTACGTTTTTGTTTAACAATTTCTGCTTGTATTGCAGTTGCAAGAGCTTGACCAAACTGCTGTCCATCATTATCAGATTGAACATTTGAATTTGTAGCATCTACATTAATACTAATATTATTTGTGATAGAAGAGCCACCGATTTCTTGATTTGGCACAACAGTACCAGCAGAACGAGGAACAAAAAGCTCTGGACCTCGCTCGCCCACGACTGAAACTTTGCCAACAGGTGGTTGACCACCGTTTGCAAATAACCCGCCAAAAATCTTACCAATAAAGCCACCAATTCCTTTACCTCCACCACCAGTTGCACCCGCACCAAATGCTTCACCAAAACCGCCAAATAAATTGTCTAGTGCTTTATCCAACAATTTATCTCTTATGCTATTAAGAACGTTAGACATAGCTTCACCGAATGATTGCGCCCCAGTAATAGCGTCTTTTAAATTATTTTTTATACTTGTTTCAATTTGCTCTCCAACAGCAGCCATTTTTTCTTTTAATTGGTCAGTTTTACCTAGAGTTTTATCTAACTCAGTATTTTTATCTCCAATTATTTTCACAACTTCTGCATTTTTTTGTGCTTCAGCAACTAAAGCATCTGTTTTTTCTTGATTATGTTCAAAATCTTTCTGTCTTAATTTTTCTGTTTGTATATTTGCATCTATTAAAGCTTTTTTTTGCTCTTCAAAAAACTTACCTGCTTCTTTATTTTTAAACCCACCAATTAGGTTTCTATCAAGTGCATCATCACCAAATTTTGTCGTGGTAAGTTTAGCAGCATCTTTTTGTGCTTTATTTTCTGCACCAAGAACATTACCAAGACCAATCTTTCCTATATTTTGAAATCTTTTCAAAAGATTATCTATTGCTTGCACTGCCCTTGTGGTTTGATCAAGGATAAATTTTATTGTCGGACCTAAAATTTTACCTATCGTTCTAGCTAAAGATTGAACGGTATCAACCAAAGTTGATAATTTACCATTTAATGTCGTTGCTTGTGCTGTTGCTCCACCAAAAAATGCTCCGCCTTCATTTGTTAAATTTATCATTGCCTGGTTGACTAAATCAGCACCAATCTCACCTTGCCTCATTGCATCTGCAAATTCATCACCAAATTTTCCAGTTATTTTTTGTAATTCATCTGTTATATTTACACCTCTTTCTAATAGCTGTAAATTTTCTTCTTGTTGTAATTTTCCTTTTGCTTGTATTTGACCAAATGCAGTTGCTATACCAGCTAAATCTGCGCCAGTAGCACCTGCAATATCAGAAATTCTCTTTGTTGTATCAACAAGTTTTTCAGTCTCAAAACCAAAAGCTTTTAATCTTTTTGTTTGTTCTATTAACTCACTACTTGTAAATGGGGTAACAGAACCAAAAGCTTGTAATTCTTCAATTATTTGTTTCGTTTGGGTTAAAGATCCTGTTAAAACTTCTAAGCTTTTTGTTTGTGTTTCTAATTCTGCTGACTGTACAAAAACAAATTTAGCAGCACTTATAAGCGCAAGTGCCTTCAACAATGGCCCCAAAGCACTGGTAAGAGTTCTAACGCCACCAGCCGACTTTGCTGCTGCTGGACCTGTTGAGCTTATTGCTCTGTTTGATCCGTTTAAATTATTTTTTAATTTATTTGTGTTTCTACTTAATTGTTGTGTTTGTTCATTAACTCTTTTTAGAGGATTTATAGCATTTGATGCATCAACTATTAATCTAACTGTTGACTGTGCCACAAATAAATAAAAACCTTTTCTCTATATTACCTTGAATTGCGTTTTTGTCGTTGTAAAGCAGTTTTTTCTTCGTCAGTTTTTACTTCATAATAGGCAGCCCAATTAATAAGCTCTGCCTCAGTCATATTCATCCTGAGTTCTTGCACTGTCTTACCAAGTTCTGTTGCTAGGAAAAACTCGAATCTAAACCAGCTATCCCCTTTTATTCTTTTTTTGCTGTATCAATATCAAGCTTTATATCGTTTAAGAAAAGCTCTAAATCGTTCAATACTTTTTCAGGAAGAGTTCTCTGTAAAACAGGTGCATCTGACATATCAAAAGCTGATGTTCCATCTTCTTTTTCAGCCATTTGACAAAGAAGCTGAGTTGATACAACTAAAGCATCAGCATCAGGACCAGCTATTTGTTGTGCTTTTACTCTTGCATATCTTGTTATTGGCTTAAAATATAAAGTCATTACAACTTCATCTTTTGAGTTTTTTACGTCAAACTTACGTCTTGTGACCATTTCATCTTGAAATGCTCCAATTAAAACGTCTGCGGTTCTTTTTGTTGCCATAAAATTTGGGGTTGATTATTAAGTTAATTAGATAGCTGAAGTGATAGTTCCAGATGGCTTAAATGTAATGCTTATTGTATTCACATCACCTAAAGATGAACTTTGCTCAAATTGTGTTACAAGCCCACTAAAACTAATTTTTTGCGCTCCACTGCCGCTATCAGGGAAAAGTTCAAAAGAAGCAGTACCAGCATCACCTGTAACTAATGCAGCATCAACAAAAGTTGCAGTTTCACCAGAGGCAGCATTGTCATAAACTAATTCAGCAGTGCCTTCACCTTCAATTAGTCCACCTATAAATGATTTAAAAGTGTCCCCTTGAACGGTTGTTTCTTGAGTGTCTTTGGTGATAGACATAGACCATGATCTTGTTCCTAGAACAGGGTTAACTGAAGAGCCACCGTCATCAAATTTGACTTGGCCTACATCACCTTTAACAGCAGCCATAACAATAAAAAGAAAGATTTATAATTATATTAACCTTTTTTCAGTAAATTTTCTATTTCTGATATAAGTTTGTCTTTAGATTTTCTTTTATCTAACTCAACTCCTAATTTTCTACCTTTGTGTTCTAATTCATCTTTAGATAAATTTGTTAAATTTTTTTGTTTTTCCATATAACGTCTACATCTAGGGTCCCAATATTTAGGATCTCTTCTGCCTTTGACTGCTTCAATAGCATCAAGCATTTCTTCAGTAATTTCAATCATGGCGTAAGTGCTTCATATAATTCAAATGTAATTCTAACTTGCGTTTGAAACTTGCCTTCTGGTGTTGGCTCTATTATCTCTGGCCCAATTGGTGGATCAAACCTTACATCTGAAACAGTAATCCTATTATATAAGTCTCTTAATCTTTTACCAATAGTAAAATTTGCCCCTGCCCCTAATCCTTGAGCCGTATATATATTAAAAGTAGTAAGACCCACAACAAGGTTTGTTGCAGTGGTAGCAGAATTTGGTGCTTGCTGTGTAAGGTATTCACTTGATCCAAAACTTGTAATACATTGAATATATTGATCGACATTAGAGGCATCAAAAGGAACATTGTTAAAAACTAAAGGAATAGATGGTCCTGTTCTAAATTCGTCATTCAACCTTTTTTCAATAGTTGCTCTTACTGTATTTAAGTTTGTAGCTGCCATTATGATTTCCTGAACTCGTTTTTAATATACTCTTCTAATTGCTTTGCAACAAGTTCTGGATAACCTTTTATAGTGCTTTGACGAGTTCTATAAACATTACCCCAACTGGGAGGCAAGTTAGTTCCATAAGCTACTGGTTCTGCATATTCAATATTTGTGGAAACGATACCCATGTAAGGCTTGACTTCACTTTGCCATGAATTTCTTAAAGTTCCACCAACTCCAGATTCTCCTTTTCTAGGTCGAAATACAGGTGTAAATTGTACAATATCAGCCTCGGCTTTCAAAGTTGCTTTACGCACAGTCTTTTGTAATTTCTCTCCAAAATGATCTGAAATATCAGTTAAGTTTATTTCTCTAGCCATTACTACCTCAAGAAAATATCAAAAGCTATATCTGTATTATCTTGTTCATTGACATTAATTTGAATGATCTTATATTCTGTACCGCTTATTATTACTCGATCAAAAGTCGTAGGGGTGAAAGTTATATCACCAGCAGATATTATTAATCGTTTATCCTGGCTAGAAACCAAATCAGTCACTTCAGCCTTTGACACATTAGATACTACACCTTTTATACTGACATCTGTTTTTACTTCACTCATTGAGCCAGTAGTAGGATTGTATATACCAGTGGTCACTCTTCTATAAGTAATATCGCCACCAAGAACTTTAATTGTCTTAGAAGCTGCTTTTTTTAATGCGTTGGCAATACTCATAAGTAATATGCTATGACTTGACCACTAGCTAAAGTAATACTTGTAATAACACCACAAACTTCAGATGAAGCTTTCATAGTGATGCCATTTATAGTCGAAGATCCGTTTTCAGTGATATTTTCTGCAACGAAAGTAGCACTTGCATCAGTTAAGCAATGAACCTTTCCAAATCTGCCAGTGTGGGCATTTGTATCAGTAATAATAATTGCTGCTGGATATTCGTATGCCATTAGTTAAGACCTCTTAATTTGTAAGTTTGCTCTTCCACCTATTCTAATGCCCATCAGGTAATGATCAACTATTGGTGGGATTCTGTCGATTCCTACAGCCCCATAAAATCTTGGAGTTACATCTATGTTACCAATAGTAACAGTATTAAAATCCTCAAGACCACTAAGACCAATACCATCTTTGTTGTTATTTAAATAAACAGCAAGAACGATTTGTGCGTGTTTTACACGATCTGGAATTTCAGTATCTGTATAATAATCAGCAACTAATCTATTTGGAAAACTCAAGCCATAAAGGTTTGTATATGTGTCAGGTTTTCTAACTCCTGATCTAGGCCATTCAAGTGCCTGTGTGTCGGCAACTCTAGCCCCTAAAAACTTTTCACGATCTATTCTTTGGGTTGCTGTAAACAAAGCCCTGTTTTTTTGATCATCAGTACTACTTGCCCAGGCGGTTACATCATCAGATTCAGTTAAGCCATCTATAAAAGCTTGAGCTTGAGTTAATGTAACGTAGCTGTTAGCTGTAGCACTACCGACTGTGGCTACTATTGTTATCGCCATTTAATTTGACCTTTTTAGGTTTTGGTTTTGGTTTTGGCTGTTCAAGAATTGGAGTTAATGAAGCTGCCTTTTGAGCAGCCTCATTCCTCGCTCTCATACGCCTAAAAGCGTACATTCCCATTAACTTGAAGCTCCTTTTAGAGCAACAAAGTTAATTACAATAGCCTCACTTAAGTTGCTTCCAGATACGTTGGAAACTGTGATTGCAAACGAACCACTAGCAAGCGCATTGGCATTAACTAGATATGAACCAGCAGTTCCAGCAGAACCGTGACAAACTGCAACAACATCTGTTGCTGAAATCTTGCTATTAGTTACTGTGAAAGATACTTCAGTGCCAGCATCAAGCTGTGCATTGTTCATTGTGATTTGCCCTGACTCTGTGTTCAGAGTTACACCTGTTGATTTGTTTGTGGCTTGAGTTACTGTTCCACCTGTTGTTGGGCCGATTAATGACCCAGCAGTTACATCAAATAAAGATGACATAATAAGTACCTCTAGTCGTTATTGCTCACGACTGTCGCCCTGACAATCCCGATATTTTTCAACTCATAAGTTCTCGACCATGAACCTACTGTCTCCAAAACTGTTCTGCTTGGGTTTACTGTTGAAACAGCATATTTAAGACCTACAGGGTGATAGATGTAGTGGAGATCCACTGCCATTGCTTCCTCAAGAGCAAGA